GCCAAGCCATACACTTTGTAGAGGTAACGCTGTAAGAACAACACACCGCCCTGTTGATATGTAACGGGAGTACCGTCAGGCAACTGGGGAGCGGCGCCAAATCCATAAAGGACAGGCTCTTCGTGGTAGTTACGGGGAATACCGTCTTCTTCGCGGAACACACGGCTCCACTCGTCGGCACGTTGATCATAGACTCCGTCAAAACACTCGTTAAGAATTGGCTCAACGATTGATCTAAAGTCCGTACTTCGCATTGGTGCGGCCATGATTTACCCCTTATGCAATAGCGTTCACAGTGCCGAAGAACTGAGAAGCTGAGTTAACAACACGAACAACTGTGTAGGAATCACCCCACGCGTTGTCCACTCCTTGGCCCAAATCAACAACGCGCATTTGACCAGGTTGGGCATTGCCAACAGCAGTAGAAGCGCCGAGAGTTGCTTGTGATAAACCAGTAGTGGTAGAACCATTTGTCACGTTAGTGAACAAATACTCGTTACCAATAGTAGTTTGAGCCATAGATCCATCTGCTTGAATTTCATAAACGATGTTTTGGTCGTTGTAGAAATAAGCAACGCATGAGCCAGTGGTGTAGGCAGTGTTAGCAGGCCAGTAGTTGCTTACGCGACGACGACCTGTAGTATCTGTCCACTCAACACCCGCAAATGCGCCAGACCATGTAGCCTGAGTGCTGTTAGCAGTAATAGGAACAATAACACCTGCAGATGCTGAATAGGCAACGGGTTGGCCTTTCAGAATGTTGGTGCTGTAACCAGAAGTGATACCGTTAGCAAGCGCCTGTGCGCGATCCAATCCAGAAGGGTGGAACGCAGGACGCAAGCCAAACGGAGCTGATGTACTTGACATAAGATTTCTCCTAAATGATTAACCCGAAAATACGGGAATTTTGCTTGGTTGCTTGTCAATAGAGCCAATACCCTCGCCTTCAATCTCCATCAAGCGACGTCCGTTACTGTCACGTTGTCCCTGTAGGTTTTCCATTTGGATCATTACCTTCTCTGCTTCTTCACGAGGTTTGTCGTGATGCATGTGTGTCATAACGTCTTGGAAAATTTCCATAGGTATCTTAAACAGCAACATCTCGTTACAAGATATATACCCAACGTGCTCACCTGATTTAACGCGATAGTCTTCGTAGCCTGGTAACTCATCTGCTTTCACAGGAACGTACCCTAGTCTAATCCGCTTATCGATTGAATCGTAGCTGTTGGTTGTCGAAAGCCAGCAAGGATGCCACCCTTCCATCTCGGGTAACTTTGGCAATGCTGATTGCGTCCACTCCTCGCTCCACATTTTTTTACGTTCCTGCGCAGAAATGAACTTGTCTTCTGGTGCCTTATGGCTTGCTTCCCCGTTCGAGCGGTCTTGGCGGCCATTGGCATTCAAAGATTTTTTGAGACGTGATTCCATAATGTTTTCCCCTTAGTTGTTGCGGTTGGCACGGTCATATGCCATGAATTGTTTAATCATCTTGGCTTTGCGTTCAGGATTGTCCCAAGCGCCTGCATCCTTCATAGCCTTCACCCTCTCAGGCGAAAGTACGAATTGGGAGCGATTAGATCCCCCATAAGATGCTGATGCTTCACGTCCTGCACTTCCCACAACATTCCTCGGTCGTCTGACATTACGTTTTTCGTCGTCATTGCGATCATTGTAACGGTGAGGTAGTTCTTTTTGCAAACGGCTATCAAGCTCGTCCCAATAGTCGGGATCTGTAGGGTTCCAACCTTGTGCAACCATCAGTTCATCCACCTTCTTTGCCACCTTACTATCGGGGTCACGAAGGCTTGAGTCATACCAACTATTACGGCGTACCCATTCATTTGCACGACGTGCAATAGCAGGGTCTTGAGCATTATTTTGCTGTGGACGTTTCAATTCTTGGTCAGCTTGATTACGCATTTGCTTCAATTCACGAACTTCGTCCGACGCATTTTGCAAAAGTAACTGTGCATCAACCATACCTTGGCCATCTTGGTTTTGAGTGGCCTCGGCAATCTTCATTTTGGCGTATTCAAAACGCGTTTGTGCGTCCTCTATGTTCTTATCAATACGCACGACATGTTCTGCCTTGGTATTGCGTTCCAATTGGCTTAGACGACGTTTAAACTCTTCGTTTTCACGCTGTAAAGCTTGTAGACGGACGTCTTTTTCTTGATTTGTCTTACGAACCAAGTCTTTTTTAGCCCGACGACGGTTTCTTTTAGCGGCTCTGAGCTCTTCATCGTCATCTGGATGATCAGCATCAGCGTCGTTAGAGTCATTTGACTCTTTTGCACGATCAAAACCGTTTTGTTCCTCAACAGTGTCAGGTACAAGGTCTTTTTCAGGCACCTCTACGGTTGCAGAGCCGTCATTTTGCTCTTCAACCTCTAATTTCTCTTTGACTTCAGCCATTTTTTACTCCTAAACGTAAGCTTTAAACGATAACGGATCGTCAGTGACGGCCGAAATCAGTTCGTGATCATTGATTGTCATGAATAAAACGGGATCTTCACCGTCTTCAGTGGGAACTTTGCGTTCCCAACGGTCTCCACCCCATCTTGGAACCCTTACATAGTCACCAATCTCAGCCCATGAGCCTTCAGCCCACGGTTGCATGGTGTCTCGGTTCTTGAACGCGAGTGGGCCAATGGCCACGACCTTACCGATCATGTTGTTCCACTTCTCGTTTTCTTTGGTTTCATCAACAATGATGATCATTCCAGACTTCTTTTTGATTCGTCGAAGTTGGACAATCACTCGACCGCCAAAAGGGCGTTGCCCTGGGCTTACTTCAGGAAAGGCCCAAGCTAATTCATCAGCATTGGGCGTTCCGCTACTTCCCTCGATTGTGGGAATAGGCTTGCTTTCAGTCATATTTTTCCTTCACACCATATCTCAGGTGCATAAACGCGCTTTTCAGCGCATGGTTAATCGTAATCTTTCTCTTCTTCCAACATGTTGTCGATGGTATCCAGAACGTATTGCACACCTGCATACTCACCAACCATGCGTTGATACGACTCATAGTTCTGCGGAATGCCTTGAGCCAAGGAAACCTGCAATTCTGCTTGCCGTATTTTGATCCTATGGATCAATGCTTCGATCATTTCTTCTTACTAGCGTGTGATAGTCCGCCAGATTTAGAGCCAGAAGATGAAGATTTACTTCCACCTTTTGGTTCCATCGCTGTGCCATCAAGCTTCTCGCCTTGAGCGATACGCTTGTGTTGGGGCACATTAGCGGTTCTCTGTTCGTAATCAGATGTTGCCATTTGGAGCTCCTTGTTCAGGGGTTACGGGAGCGGCGGGTGCCGCAGGAATCGCAGGCGGTTGGGCCTGCGCTTGAGCTTGAGCCACCGTTTGAATGGTCTCATGCGTCAACTTTGCGTTTTCAATCTGAATCTTCGTCTGATTGTCAATCGCGTGTTCTTGCATATCCTTTTGCAACTTGGCTTGTGCAATTTGGAAGTCTTGCTGATCTTTCTGTGTCTTACGTTGTGTCTCAGCAGTGCTTGTGTCTTTAACGACTTGCGCATCAGGTGGTAAAGGTGCAGGCCCTTTGCCTTGTTGTGACATCTGTATAAGCTTTTGAAACGCAGGTGTAAATTGACCAAACACTTGTTGTGTATCGATCATCACATGCGCGCCAACGACCGTATAAAGCTTGTCAATAGTCGGCGTATAGTTGGGATCGTCATATTCGTCCACAGGCTTGCCTGTTGCGTCTTCAACGTATCCGTTTGACCTATTGATGTACCACAGCGTCATGTGCTGTTTAATGTGCTCAATGAGGTTGTTCAAATAGTTTGGATCTGCAAATGGAGATTGGCCAAAAAATGGATTCAATCCAAACTGCAGATGGTCTTGTATGTGCGCAATGTGGTCTTGCTGTACATACGCATATGCAGTTTGACCTAACAACATGGCCGCGTTCTCATCCGCTGATGTACGCTGTTCAGGCGCGGGCACGTCCACCATGATCTGCTCAATGTTGGGTATTTTCATTTGCTTGAGCAAACGAGCCAATACCGCACTCATCTTAAACTGATCTGGGTGTTGTTGTGCCAGACTCAACACCGCTTGGTTCTGAGCCATGCGTTGTGTCTCAGAGAAGATATTGGGGTCTGATACTGGCTCAACGTCCGTGTTTCGAGCAAAGTCTTCACGGGTTACTTCAAGGTCAGATACGTCCTCACCCTTTTGCATGTCGTCAAAGTACCAACGATTCAATCGACAAAGAATCTTTAGCACCTTAGCTTGCGATGCATGCAAGCGAGCATGGATGGATGAATAAACGTGTGAACCTTGCTCAATCAAAGCTTGTGTAGTGCCCACAGGCATCTGAGAAGTGGCGTCAGCTATCTTCTCCTCGGCCGTAGTCACAACGGAGCTTGTAGCCTTATCCAAGAAGCCTAAGAGCTCGAATAGCACTGCGCTTGGTGGGTTGAAGGGCATGGGCATGGCGATTTGACGGATGTCCTGTACGCCTGGTGCGCCTTCGATCTCAACTACTTGAGTAACGTCGATTTGTTGGCTTTGCCCACTAATCTTGGCTCCTTTAAGCTTGAGCATCGTTGCCGCGTTATTGATGTGGGCTGAGTCCAAGAGCGCACGAAGCGAGCCAGTGAGGGCGGCGGACAATCCACCAATGAGATGAGGGAGACCAATCGCATATGCACCCCTCCAAGGGATAAACTTAAATTCAACCACCCAATCCAACTTGGACATGGTTTCATCGCTCTCTTCCCAGTTACGATAGATGCCTAGACATTCATTGTCTAATTCATCAATCATGAAGATGTAGGGAGCGCTCTTACCGTGCGTTTCCTTGTCGTCTTCCAACTCTAACCATGTATAGATGTGGTAAACCTTGCGCAGTCCATCTTTATTGGTTTCGAACTGCTTACCCTCGATCTTGTTGTTGGCCTTTGCAACTTTGCCTTCTTCCATGTTCTCGGTGGCTTGAACATAGTTGATGTCACGGTACATGCCAGAAGCAATGCGTCGATCCATCTCATACTGAGTGATCTCATGCACTTCAGCCGCACGTTGTGCCGTGTAGAAGTTAGTCGCCGCGAAAGGCAAAATCACGCGATCAATCGGCAAGAACTCAATGCAAGGACGCTTCTTGTCTTCGTCGTACCACAGCTTCATGTATTGTGAGCCACCCAAAGGCAATTGAGTCAACAACTGCTCTAGCTCATCCCTGAACTCACCCATTTGCTCGGTGATCTGCCAGTTAAGGAAGTCAACCTTACGCTCGGCAATCGCCGCCTTTAGGTCGTCTTGCTTCCCGATAATTTTCGACTTAACGGGCCCATCGGATGGGAAGAGCTCTTTAATGGCGCGAGCGGCAAAGTCAACACAGCCCTCTGCCATTGCAGGGTGAACAACTTTGGATGCGCCCATGAAGGTTGCACCCCCAGGGGCATCATTCCCCATCCCTGTGCGCTTGATTCCTTCTTCATACTGCTTGTCCCTCAGTTCACGAGCTTCTTTGTCAGACTCAAGTAGATCACGGTATCTGGAAACTAAATCACTGACAACGCTTGGGCTAATTGAATCAGCCAAGTTGTCATAGAAGTCAGGATTAAACTCAGGGCCATCATCAATTTGTATGACCGCTGAACCATCTGGCAGTTCATCGACATTCATCTCTGGCATGTCCACAACAGCAGATCCGTCTTCCTGTTCGTCAATGTTGATGTCGTTTTCGTCGCTCATTATTTAGCCTTTTTTCTGTAATAGTGGATTGGATCTACTTGATGGCAATCCTTTACACCAATTCGTTTTGCTAGGATTCTTTGTGCGTGATGATTTTGTTCTGGGAATGCCAAGAAATCATCTGCACCCAAATCATCATCACTACTTACAGATCCACCCATAGCAAATTTCTTGGGTTTTTTCATTATCTTAATCTCTTGTGGCGCGACATATTCCTTACCCAAAGCCATCTCTTGTTGCAAAGGAGGATCGACTTCGTATTCACCATTGTTACGAATAGCATAATCAATGTGCTTAGGATTGACATGGTGAGTGAATGAGGTGTGATGACCAACTCTGCTTGTTGACTCGGTGGGCGTAGTCATCAAAATGGCTCCCGCCTCTTTGCCGTTTTTAGTCATGAACCGATTTTTAGGCAAAAACTCGTTATCCTTGAATCGTGAATCAGTTGGAATCATGTGCGCTGTACCATCCTTGTTCACGCCAACTTGCACCAAGCGTGGGTGAAGGATGTGTTGCTTTTGGTAGTCATAACGCTTGCCATTGAAGGTGATGTGACCAAAGTGCGCTTTTTCCTCAGTAGTTGGGCGGCCCTTGCCATCAAAGTGACCCTCTTCGCCCTCTTGCTTTTCCTCGTCGCTGATCTCATGGTCTTCACGGCCTGCTGACCAGTACTTGGCATACTTCAGAGCTCTTTGCATAACTTTACTCATGGGTGAGCCACGCTTAACGTCAGTGACCATGTATGAGTTCTTTGGAGGCGTTTTGTTGCCGTCGTCATTGACAAAGTCCTTGCCACTGGCGTCGGTTGCTCCAACGGTCGATCTAATGCGTTGCTTGTCTTTTGCAATGTTTTCAGAGATGGATTGACCATGCTTGACCTTGGGGCCAACATTTGAATGGGTCACAAAGTATCCGTTTTCAGGATCGTGCAACTCATTGGTCTTTGCATAGCTGTTAGCAATGATTGGGGGCTTGCCTATAGCTTGACGCTGTTTGTTCAAGTGACGCAATACATGCCTTGAGGATACGTCGGTCTCGTCCACCACGTTGGGACGGAACAACAAGCGTTGGTTTTTCTTGTCAGCTTGCTGTGATGCTTGTCTCAATGAGCCAGTGTGGGCAAGGATCCAATCTTTAGTCATTGCGGGATCGTGCTTGGATTGCTCATGGCTTGCCCTACGAATCGATGCGTTCACATACTGGGACTCAGCATTCGGTGCAAAGCAGGTGCCCTTGCTTGTGTCCACAATGCCGTTCTCGTCGTGGCCACCTCCGCACCCTGTAGTTTGGCCAGGGCAGGTGTTCAAAATGTGATGCTTTTCGTTCTCACCATGTCCCGATGTGTACAGCGCATAGCCTGCAATTCCCTTTGACGCATAGCCCACATGCGAACGACCCCTGTCATCGTACTCATGTCGCACTGTGTCAAGCTTTTCGCTTTCATCCAACGTGTTTGCATTCTTACCAATGTGTTTGGCTTTACGCAATCTTTCTAGGGCTTCTTTCTCAGCCGATGTTTGTTCATCTATTGGCTTAGCAAAGTGATCTTTCAATACTTGCTTATGGATTCTTCCAATTTGTCCAATGTTCAATGGTTGACGATTTTCTGAACCATAAACTTCAGCACGAGCTTTGTTAATTTCCTTCATGCCATTGACTTTGTTATTGCCATGCCACATATGGCGCGGAACAACAATACCTTTAACATCTCCATAACCTTCCGCAGGGAACAAGATTCGCTTAGGATTATTAGTGGTCAAGTATTTCTCGCCCTCAATTGGTTGTCCACCCTCTGCAAGGTGTGGAACCTTATTGCGTTGTGCAAGAGCCAATCTCATGATGGCCTGTTCTTTAAACTTATCCATAGGGTCTGTTGACTCAGGATAAGTGGAATTCTTTGGCATGCGTTTGTTGCGCTGTGCGGAATTTTCAAACGGACGTCTATCAGTCTTAGGATGTGCTGGATTAAGATTGATTTTTCCCTCTGCAATCATGCGCTGACGAACCATATCATTAATCGATCCGCCATCAGCCATATTGGGTGTCATCGGTGGCTTCATGGCGCTCATGGCTTGACCTTGAGGCGTCAGGTTCAAGATATTGCTTTGATCAGGAGGAGAACCAGAGCCAGAAGGGGCCATGCTAGGGAATGGGCTTTGTTGGCCTTGTGGTGGCTGTTGCTGTGGTTGTTGGGGCATGAATTGTGTGCCCGCCATCATTGGGTTGACATCTACGCCACCAATAGGCAAAGGGCCCTTTGGTGTTTTAACTCCACCCACATCAGGCAATCCAGATGAGTTGGGATTGGGATTTATAAAAATCTTAGGATCGATGTCCACGGCTTCATTGACGCCGATGTTGTTCATCACTGCGGGGTTGCTATGGCGGGCAACCTCAAGGCGCATTTGGGCTAATGTGGGTTCATTCATGGGTCTTCCTTTTACTTCGCCGCCATCGGCTTTACCTGTTATTGATGACTTAACTTGCTTTGGGTGAAATGCCACAAAGTATTGCTCATCGCTATCCTCTTTAGGTTTTGTTACATGAATACCGTCGTAGCCTTTTGATTGCAGATACTCATGTATTGGTTTGTTTGTGTCATTGCTATCAAAAATATGATTCATTTCATATTTGTCTTTGACTACCAATGGATTTTTAATGTTTGCATGTAAAGGATAAACAGCGCCATGATGTTGTCCAGATATGCCTTTTGAGTATTCACTTGCTGACTCAGGGCTTGTGGTCATGTATATGCCTGCACCAAAGTCTCCACCGCCTTTCGGTTGGAATCTTTTAATCACACTCTTTGTGTGTGGTGTCCCATGATATAAAACTTTTCCGCCATCGGCTTTGTGAGTGACTTTATCTGGGTGATATCCCCATTCATGGATTGAGTCAGCATTAGTCCACACATGTTTGGCAGGGACGCGCATGCTTGCAATCTTGTACTTCCCTTTAAGTGGCCCTTCACCGTGAATCTTTGCATAACCTTTATGAATTGCAACCCAATCGCCATGACGGATCATGTGCTTTATGGGGTCTTCAGTCTTCATTGCGGCTTCATGCACATAAGTTGGGATTGCTCTGTGTATGGTAACCATAGCATCTGGTTTTCCCCTGACGTTCAACACTTGGCGATGTGTTTCTCGGTCAATTGGGTCATTTATGTTTCCATAATAATGAGCACCCTTTGGGCTATAAAAATCTTCGGGGTACATGCCATTGCTAGAGACATCGTGCATGGGTGCGCCAAAGTGTGGGCCTGGTGCTTGATGGCTTCCACGATAATCGTCGCCTGATCCACCTTCAGCCATATGCACCTCACCGCCTTTGGCAGCAAGCAAATCGTTTTCCTCAACTCTATGAGGATCAAAGGCAGCAAATCTTGATCTAATCACTTTTGGATCTGGGAACATGTGTTGTGTCTGCACCCCGCCCAAATCCGACATGTCATTTATTTGGAGACGGTCATAGCCATGTGTTGGCAATTGCTCTTCCATGCGACGAGTCTTAGGCATGCCTGTCGCTTTAGCCATGTTGTCTCTGAACCAACCACCTGTATGAGGGTCTTCAGGGTGCAAATCCGATACCGTAAGCTTTTTACCCCTAGCAACAATTGGTAATACATTTGGATGAGCATTACCTTCACGACGCTCACTCTCTGCATAAATGTCCGCAATCTCTGGGTCTTCTGTAGCGTAAGTACCTGCGCCATAACGTGGATGCTTTTCAAATGCAGGAAAATCGCTGTTTGTGCCGTGGTAGAGATTTTCATTCAAATCAAAACCAAGAGCCCGCGCTCGATCTTCAGCCGTGTTCTTTTCATGTAACCCAAGCATCTTGATGGCATTGAGCCGAGCCTTCTCATGAGCGTGCTCATGTTTGGTTTTGCCCCTCGTCAGAGCAAGGCGCATCTCGTTTAGTGTGGGTTCAGGCTTCTTCATTGCGCCATTATCCTATGCTCGGACAATCGTCGCAACGTGCATCACCTTGACATAGGCCCAAGCTCGCGCAACTCCTCTTGCCTCTTTCGCCATCTGATCCATTCTCTGAACATTTGCACTGCTTGCTGTTCCCACACTTCGTTTCTTGGGGTCGCTGACAGCTCAAACTTATGGTCAGACAAAGTGATTCGCGTTCCGTCAATGTGGAGGACTTTCCTATAACAATCGTCTTGATGATCTCGGCCATTCATTTTCACCTCTTAATACAAATTGATTACTAGTTAAACTAGTAAAACTAATTGATTACTAGTTAAACTAGTAAAACTAATTGATTACTAGTTAAACTAGTATTCCTCACTGCGAGTAGGGGTTTGATCGACCCTTCCTGTTGTAGAGTTCTGCGTCGTCGATGTCCTCTTGCATGAGCTCTTCACGAGGTGGTGCATCGATGCTGATCCATCCTGCATCACGCAGGTATCGGAGCCCTTGGCTGATGCAGTCCACGAACTCGTCGTGTGCGGTCTCAGGGAAGGAGCAGATCTGGCTCACCATGCCTTCAGCCCAGTCACGGACGAAGCCTTTGCGTTTACTGGACTCAGGCACCCACACGCGCCCTGCTTTGATGATATTGGCCACAATGGATAGGCGTTGGACTTTGTCCGCTTTACCAGGGTTATACGCATGCACAGGCAGATGCGCCCTCTGTAAGTCTTGAATGAGTGATATGCCTGCGCTCTTGTCCTCCACCAGAACCAAGTCCACAAGCTTCTTGTCCCGTCCTTCGCCGAAGACTGACTCGTACTCATCGAGCACTTTGGGACGCAGGTCAGGGTATTGGAGGTGCTCTTGCCAACAGTCTAGGATCATCACCGACATACCGCCATCCATAGGCTTAAACACGCCCATAGTGATCGAGCCAGTGGGGTCGTTGTATGTCTTGTCGGATGTAGCGCAATCGTAGCTCTGAATGATGTATTCAAGCTTGGGGAAGGGCTTACCATCAGGCCAGAGTCGGAACCATGTACGCTTGACGATGCCAGACTCCTCCATGTCGATGAGCTCGGCGTGGATCTCTTGGCGGCCAAGGTTGGTGCCTTCATACTGAAGAATCTGCTTCTGGAACGATGGAGCCAGATTGGCAATGTTGGAGTAGGTGGAAGCTTTGGTCACCACCACGTCGTCGCCTTCGCGCCCAACCAAATCAAGGATCAAGTCCTTGGGCTTAGGTGTGGTGGAGCAAATCAGCTTGGTGTGCTTACCCAATCGGATGCCGAATTGGATCATGTCCCATGAGTCTTGGAGGTATTCCCACGCGGCCAACTCGTCCAACCATCCGCCGTGGAACTGGGGGCCACGGAAACGCTCTGGTTCCGATGCAGGGATGCCTTTGATGAATGAGCCATTGACTAGCTTGATCTCGTGAAGGGCTTTGTTGTAGTCGGCCACGAGCTCCTTGGGGATAATGGAAAGCAGGCCAGAATCGCCTTCAAAGCATGTGCCCTTCACGTCGCCACTGGTAGGGGCTGACACAAGCCACCGCGTGTTGGGTTGATTCCACGCCCATGATGCTAGGGTCTCCGCCGCCGCGCGGGTCTTGCCTGCTCCACGGCCTGCAAGCATGAGCCATATGGCCCACCAATCCCCTGCGGGCTCAATCTGGTGCTTGTGGGCCGCCTTGAGCCACTTCATCTGCCAATTGAAGGCTATCTGATTGACAGGGGTGAGTTTCTTAAACTCTTCAAAAAGAGTTGGTTCGTCATCTAGTATTGCGTCAACGACACTCATTCAGCTTGCCTTTGCATCTTGATAGCCTTGAGGAGCTCGCCAAACACGTTCATGTGAACATCAGCCTGTACGTCCATATCAAACTTCCCAGATACTTCTGTTCTTCCCAACTTTGGAACGTGATACTCAACCACACTTTGAAACATGTCGAATGCTTTGGCTGGATTTGGTGGGACAACATATACCTCAACAATTTCGCCATCTTTATTTTGCACCTCTCCTTTTACACCGTCAGCAACCTTGTCGAGCCACTCAGTGAGCCTGTGAGCGTTTCCATCAACAAAAGCACCTATGGCTTGTCTAGCCTCTGCGGTGGCCTTGTTGGGCGTTCCAGCTAGCCTACCGCCTGTCTTCTTTCCCTCTGCCATGATCTTCTCCTCTAAACTTGTCTATTTTAGATACTATGTTAGTAAGCGCTTACAAGTATCGATATTCACCAAATAGGCGCATTATGCAGAGTGTAACTGAAACATAGATTTAGGTGAATATCTTCACTTTGTTCCTGATAATGTTAATTGCTCTTCAGCGCTTACTGCTATTCCTATGATTTCTTCATCCAAGCCGTCTTTCATTGCTTGGAAGATTTGTTCTCGGCGTTGCAGAATAATGTCTAGCTCAAAGGTTGCGAGCTTGCATGTGAATGTCAATTCAATTTCTTTCAATTCGTAGTTCATTTGCATCTTTCAAAAAAAAGGGAGAGTGATTAGCTCTCCCGAAGGTTCTGCCCTTACCCAAGGCAACTGCAAAGAATGCACAGCTCGTGTGCAGTCTCATTGTATTACTCCTCT